CTCCTTATTGAATTTATCTATCTCATACGGCACCCCTGCATCAATCATTACTTTAGCAAGCGGGTCTTTAATGTCATTCCTTACACGACGAATATAGTATTTACTGTGTCTAGGATGACAACCACTAGCACTGTTAACTAATTGACTGACCGTGCCACTAGGTTTAACACAAGTGATGGCAGTGGCAGGATTGATATCTAACTTTTTAGCCCAGTCCCTGTTAACCTTGATGGCACGATCCTTCAGTTGCGTTAACTGTAGGTTGCTTAACTCTATTCCATCCCAGATTCCAGTCAGTGACACACCAAGTAACCTCTCTTCCTCGCAGTTATTCTTCCAAACTTTACGAAGAAATCTGAAGTCGGTTAATGCAGACTGCAAAGTACCCAGTATAGTGGCTCCGTCTACCTTCCTTGCTATCATACCGAGATCATCATCAGGTCTAATCACTACCTCTGTAAGGTTACAGAATTGTGCTGACCTTAGAACTATCTCACTGCAAGGATTTGTACCGAACTCATGGTCGGTATCCCTACGTTCAGGAGCCATATCTTTACAGGCTTGACGATTAAAGATGCCACGCTCACCTGATCTACTTTCATAGATAGCAAGCCATTCCCGCATAAACGCACCAACGTCAGGCTTTTCCGTGTAGCAAATACTATTGTTAGCCAATGATCGTTGCGGGTTCTCGACAAACCAATTACCCATCTTAGCGTGACGCATACGTTCATCACTATGATTGGACAGGTTAATCATGGCGGTACGTCTAACCCCACCCACTACGACACACTCTCCGATGTAACACATAACATCGTGCAGTTCTAGCGAGGTTAGTTTCCTACCTGCCGCTGATCTGAACACGTTTGCAATATTAGTAAACGCTTTAGCCAAAGGCTCAGGCCCGCTGGCTCTTCCACCAAAAGTTTTAAGCGGTGAACCGCTAGGCCGAACCTTGGATAAATCTACCTTGGGAACCTTCCCACTGTACAGCAGCCTGATGTACTCATCTAGGGCGGTTGCCCACCCTAGTTTAGAGTCGCGCACTACCACCACTGTGTCGCTATCATGGAACTCTTCATCAATCTCTGGCAACTTATGAATGTACTGCCTCTCTACTGAGAAACCTAATCCTGTACCATTCATCTGTATGTATAGAGCCTCACCGAATACCCTGATATTATCTACTGCTACATAAGCACAGTTATATCCGCAGATATTCTCTCTCTCAAGTGCAGGGCCAGCAGTCATCAAGGCTCTCATACTTGGCATGATCTCCTTGTTTTTAATCTGCTCCCTAATGTCTGAAAGTTCTACGTTAAACTTATTGCTCATGTAATCACAGTATCTATCTACTGTCTCGTCCCAAGTTTCTCTACGTTTCTTATCTGGTAGATACCTAGCGTACCTAGAGATAGCAATGTAGTCCTCGTAGATACTCATGTGTTACGATATCGAAAAGAACCTACGACCCCTTTGTCCCAATCCCAGTGATCCCCAACCTTGGGCATGGCGACAATATCTTTAGCGCGTTCGTATTGACATACTAAATCACAGGCATCAGTAAATGTACGATGCATCGTATCATCTCCGAACTCTTGATGTTCATTGAAGTATACAACAGCGTGATCAGCAAGTGCTGTTTTGGCTTGCGCTGCTGTATTATCGTCATAGAATTTCTCAGCCTTATTCTTCGCTCTAATTTTCATATCACTCACCTCTGTTGATCCACAAGAGCCTTCTCGTAGTCGGCCTTCCAATCCTCTACAGATTGCTTGTGTTGTTTAGCCATAACCTCATCAAAACCTTCAGGGGTAGCCCAATGAGCGGGACTCCTGTTGTTGTCAAATGCTCCATCGTTGTAGAGATACCGGCCAATCCCGAATAAAACTGCTGCCCTCTTCAGCGATCCTGAGATTATCCCTTTCTCCTTCTCAAAAGAAGATTCGCCAGCACCGTCCGATTTGGTTATCCAAACCCCGTTCAAGCAAACAGATAGATGGCATAACATTATCTCAGGGGATACCATCTCGTAGGTGGGATACCATCCAGCCGGGGTAACAATCTTGTCCATCCTGTCCATCACGTTCCTTGCATCAAGGTATGCGAGAGGCTTTCTCCCATTCTTCATGTCCATGAACTTTACTTGCGCCACAGGGAATGGGCGCTTCAGTCCCGCTTCAAGATGATTCATCTTTATCCTCCACTTTTACCCATGAGAACGATGTACCGTCATCAGGTGTGTGGTACTCACACTTAACCTTCACAGGTTTGGTTTCGTACATGATTTTAGTCGCCCCCTCCTCTGGTCGCCTCGCTTCATTGATAGACTCCATCAGGGTGTACCTTGGACGGTGGCCGAAATGATCTCTCATCATTTTATTCCATAAACTATTCATCTTTGTCCTCTTTTCTAGTTGCGTTTAAAAAGTCATCTACCCTAGTAAGCACAAATATATCAGAACTGTTGTATTTACCGATGACCACAATGGGGATTATACCTTTCTTCCTTGAGCCAGTCAAGGCCTGTTTGACGGCATTTCCAAACAACCAATCGGGCAGTACCTTGCGATACTTGCACTCGATTCCGTACACGTTATGCTCTATATCTAGTTCTGCTCTACCATTCACAGGGATTCTTTTACCGCCAAAGATGGAGGCTACCCTGCGCTCAAAGTTTTTCCAATTACTCATCAGGATCGTTGTTGTCCATGCTGATTTTGGTGGGTAGTTGTCCTTCAGTTAGTAAGTTTAACGATGCGGCGTGTAGGTTTAGGTTCATCTCACATTCGGCCATGTCCCAGTGCCTAGCCTTAGATATTGCTACCCAAGCATCTGGCGCATCCTCCTCATCATCGTAGTATCTACCCATGAGTATCACATTGTCAACCCTATCGGCCAATTCTCCAGCGCCCCTGATTGAGAATCTGTCTATCTTATCCCTGATGGACATAGATTTCCTAGCGTGTGCCACCAGCATTATGTGGCAATCAATGTCTCGACAAGCATCCGCAATCTCACAAACCACCCGCTTTTGTCCAGTGTAGTCATCATTAGCGATGCCGCCAATCGTCATAAGAGAATCGACAAGGATAAACTCTATATCATATTGGTCAACAGCGTAACGTATCACAGCCATCAACGTCTTTAAGTCTACCGTCCCTTGCTTGTCAAAGAAGTACAACTTATCCCTAGCCCAAGCGTTAAACCCAAGCCCAAAGTCGATTGTTGGTTGCATAGATAGTGATGCTTGTCTCCAAAGCCTAGCGATTTGGCTACGAGGGGACATTTCCAAACTAACTGATAAGCATTTGTAGCCTTGCTCAATAGCCCCTAGCATTATCTGTCCAGCGTAGAGGGATTTCCCTGCTGAATTTATGCCAGCGAGAATCGTACACTCTCCATTACGCAGTCTGAATTTTTGGGGGTTGCCAAAGGGTATTTTAATCCCGGTCACATGGTCGCCTACTAGATAATAATCCAGCACCTCTTGAGTAAAGGAGTTTACAGGCTTAATGCTTTTAGATTGTTCCGCGCTAAGATATGGGGCTAGTGAGTCCGGCCCCAGCACCATGTTAAGAGACTCCATCGTTACTCTCCATCCGGCCTAGGTTCTCCACAGCCACAGAGAAGTCCATCGCAATATCATCAAGTTCCTCTATGGTGAGTAACAGCATATCTAATATGCCGTCATAATCTTCTGTGTCCATGCTAGGGGAGTTGGCTTGGATCATCCCAACGTAGTCCAGCAATAGGTGAGCAGCCTTTTTTAATTCCGTCACAGAACTCTTAGCGTTCCGCAATAGTTCTTCTTTACTTCTTTCGTTTGTCATCTATCACACACCAGTAGTCAGTTTTTGAAAGGTCATCATTGTAAGGGGTTTTCAAGCCTCTTACCTTGGGGCCACCGTAATATCCGCGCAGTCTATCTGATCCGCCGCCTTTTGTCCACCCTATTGCATTCCAGTTCATCGAGGCATACCCTCTAGATGATCTTAGTCTGGGAGTATCGGCTAATTCTCTTCTCGCAATGTCCTGTGTGCCAGCGTTCTCGTCAGCCTTTCTTTGTAGGTTAGAGTAGACATCAAATGCAGACTTCAGGCATTCTACCTTCTCCCTAGAGTGGTCATCACCTGAGTATATCTCTTGTAACTTTTCGATCAAGGTAAGGCATCTGTTGCGATAAGAGTCTATTGGTTTGCTTCCCTTATCCGCTACCATTTCCTTCTCCAATCCACGGATGGTCTTTAGAATCTTCTTTGCGAATTTATTATATACCATAGGTATTCCTATTATAGTTCAGGTGCATTCTGTTTGTCAACCCCCTATAACCGTCCACAACTCAATCTTCTCCTAAAGCACGGTTTAGTGAAGGTGGCCCTAGTAATGGAGAGCGTTATTGACAGTAAAAGGTGTTACCAGTAATGGAGAGCGTTATTGACCTCATTTTCGGGATATTTACACACCTCCAAACCTAACATAGTCGGAAAGGTATGCCTAGTTATACAGGACTTATCCACAGGGTTATCCACAGGGTAAATAAGGGTTAAGTATTTGATATCACAAGGTAATTGGAAAGTTATCCACAGCGTACC